CTGCTAATTGATGTATGCATCAGAAATGATCGATCATGCCTGGCACTCCATACAACGGCATTGGCCGAGCACACCTAAGACTGAAATATACGTCTAGGATGAAGTGTGGCTCTGATGGCACCGCTATAATGCGGTCTATGGGTGGATTGTCCTCTATGAATAGATCGTTGAGTACAGGCAAGCTGAGGAAGTTTTGCGATAGATGCCAAGCATCGAGTGTAACTGGATCATTTGATCTCAGTTTTCCGCAAATTTGCCCAGGGCGGAATCTGTATTCGCCATACCGTTCCTGAAATCCCCAGGTCGCCTCATCGGCTGTCGGGTCCCCCACTCCCTGTGCGAATATTTCTTTATTTTTTACGGCCTGCTCGCCTATATGCGACAGTGCCGGCCAGTAGTAGTCGAATCTAGTTAATCGACTCCACATTCTGTTTAGGCCCTGCTGATAGGTTAAATCGGCCCTTACTGATATGAAGCCGATTATTGTTACGTGTTCTGTAAAGGATTTAGTGAATCCATGATTTGTGAATTGTCCAACGCCTACACCTGCCAGGTTACCCTGTGGTGTTAATGCCGTTTGTACATCTGTTGCTGTAAATCCCGTTTGAGCTATTGGAGTAATATTTATCGGTGTTGAGCCCCCGCCGAGATACTCCGGCCGGGTGGCTCTTAAATCCGGACTTGTTACTCCGAAATGTGCCTTGGTTATCTCAATTAGGCGTGTCCCGCCACGAGCATCGCGCTCTAGTAGTCTTTGCACCTGGAATGATTGTCTGAGCTCGTTTATTGTTGCCGCTGTTGCTGTAGTTAAATCAGCATACATTTCTCGCCCTGCTACTCCTGTTGCTCCTGACAATGCTACTACTGCGCCCGAACTACTCATTGTTTCAATTTGAGCGTTCGCATTTGAGAATATTGCTATATCCGTTAGTGCCGGAGTGTCGGTTACTACTTCTGCCCTTGTTCCCAATGGCAGGAGCACCGCGTCCCCCTTCTGGGGAAATGGGAGGCTCGACGTAAAATAGTCATGACGCTTACCGCGCCTTGTTAATTTATATGTTGACTCCGGGTCCGGTCCATCGCCCAGCGGGACCGGTAAAGAATCCTGTAAGTTCTGGTCGCGGTACCACTCGTTATATATTAAATTTATTGCCCTTAATGGCAGAGCCGAGTGTGATATTCCCTCTATTAATGTTGGTATACCTAAATAATCAAATAATGATTCATTTGGGTATCCTCCTACTGGCGATACTATTTGCGGTATTGTAAAGTCTATTGAATCCGACGGATTGACTTGTTCTCCCATGAATTTTGCCCAGTTATCCCAAATCAAACGATTTGGTACTGAGAAGAATTGGGTTTCAATTATCATATTATCCATTGTTGGAAATATCGGTGTTGATAACCTGGCAAGTGCCGCGGTTGTCAGCGTGAATGTATCTCCAGGCAATCCCTCATCGCAAAAGAATGGAATTAGGAATCCACCGTCAAAGGTGCATTTGTACGGGCTTGATCGATCGAATGATGATCTTGGTATTTCTGCTTTTGGTACTTCACTGAATTGGTGTTGACTGACTGATTTTCTTGATGTAGCCCTTTGATGATGCATTATTGAACCCCTTTTAAATCGCCTATTTCCGGCTCTGTGAATAATAAACCCTCATCAGGATTAGAATCTTCCTGGTTGTCCTGCTGCACCAATTCTATACCAGTTGCTATTGCTATTGGAATTGAAGTTTTGAATTTTGCCTTATCATCTTCCCATGATCCAATATTGAATAGGATATAATCCTCTGGATGCTTCCCGAATTGATGACTATTATCATTGATGCAGTCTGCGAATACACGCAAGGCCATCCCGTCCTGGTGCATGAAGAATGGTGTGAGATATGCTTGGGCTTTGCTATCGTAGATTGTGAAGATATTATGTTTCATATTATTTTCCGTTTTTGATTAATTATTTGTGCTTTTTTACAGACTTCTCTGGTTTTAAGTCTTTTTAACGTATTATCTTTTATGTGTAATTCTGCGAATTCTACCCTCCTTTCCTTAATCTTTTGATATAGCGAGCTATCTTCTCGCTCAAGGAGTGTGTCGTAGTATTTCGGTGTTGGTACATGGTGGTAAGCATTTTCTGATAGGACGATGACGTCATCTGACGGGAATACATCGCCTTTGAAATTATCCCACCAATGTCTTCCGATACCGGGTTTATTTGACATCGTTGAGTACTCTTGTTGAACTGGATAAATTTCGCCGGTAATCTCGCATACTTTTTGGTAATGCTCATCTTTTTTATCTCCGTTTATTTTCTTTGTTATGTATCGCGCCACGTATCCGGCGCTCTTTAATGTTAAGTCCATTGTTGTTACGAATCCCTTCCCCCAGATTTCTGATAATTTCTTGGAGGTGTATATATTTCCTGTCTTTTTTTCTTCGAATAATTCTAGGTCTTTGAATTGATGATTGAATATACATGCGTGGTAGTGAGGTCTCCCCAGCCTGGATTCTAGTTGTGGTTTTCCGATATCTTCCTCTAATTCGGCGTACTCGCCGCAATGGAAGAATCTTATTTTTTTATCGAGACTTTTTCTCAGCTTTTTCATAAAAAGCTGATAGTCTTTTTTTATTAGTGTTCCTCCCGCTGGGAGGTTTTCCTGGTCGTATGTTAGCGTTATCACGCAATTTTCTTCATGCATTTGAGCTTCATGCATGATCCTTACCGACCATTGTCTGGAATAGTCGAGCCGACAGCCTATACAGCGGCCGCATTTTATCCAGACTGATTTTGTAGCGTCACCAGTCGGTGACTTTGTGAATATTAACTGTCCCCCGCCTACGGCTTGTTTTGCCTTAATTGGGTGGTAGCAAGTTATATTCTGTACCCGCCACGCATGATACGCCCCTGGCGATTCTTTTTGTGTGAGCGGGATGCTGTCCTAGTGAACAGCTTTTTAGATTTCCTGTTTGAAATCTTACGTCGATATGCCATAGCTATCTCCTTTTGTTAAGTTATTCTAACTTTTTCACGTGACGGTGTCACGTGGTACATATACGTCAAGTAGGGATATGTACTTTTTCACCCCAAATTCCTGCGTATTTGATGGTTATTTTCCTCTTTTTTGTGTAGTTAATTGTTGGTTTTTTGAGGAGTATTTTTAGATGCATTAAATGGAATTTAATTGTCATCTTTGGACTCGCTCTCGCTCGTTTTTGTTTCCGATCCTTTTTTAGTTTGTTTTTGGTCTTCGACCTTTTCTGCAGTGGTAGTTTTCTGGTCCTGCTGAATTTTATGCGCTAGTCCTAGTTCTACCATTTCTGCTTGATTGTTTTCATCCTGAACAAAGTCCAGGAATTTTGCCGGATCGTTATCGAACTTCGTTCTTATTGAGCTTGGCAGCTCATCGAACATGGTCTGACCAGTTCTTATTATTTCGAGTGCCTCCTGGAAGTCGATACTCGTTGCGAAGCCATATGAGGCTTCATGTTTATTTACGTGCTCTATCGCGCCCGTTTTTTGGTATTTCGCCATTATGTTATTAATGTCGCATTCCTTAGTGAATGATTGTTTTGTTAGTGATACGCCCAGGTCGCCTATATCGCCCAGGTGCTCTTTTGGTCCGTATGCGGACCTTATTGTAAATGGATTTTTCTTTTTCATCGGTTTGACCTCTTTTTTATTAGTCGTTTGTATTCTTTTTCTGATATTGAATATCCTCTGTTTTTTCCGAACTGAACCCTTGTTACCGGGTTATTTGTTTTTACTTTTTTTGCGGAGCTAGTCGAACCGACTACTCCTGACCTTTCCATTTCCATTTTATCTAATAGATTCTGGATGAACTTCTCAGTTCCTCCTCCGACATAGTCCATTAATTGTTCTAGTCGGCTTCCGACTCCCGTTGCTCCTCCGATCGCACCTTGCTTCGCTTTATTTAAGTCGGTTAGTGATTCTATATTTTTTATTTCCGCCGATAGCCTAGCGGCGCCGATCGCGCTCGATGCAAAGTCCGGCGTGGTAGGCATTGCGCCGCCTCCTGGCCTTGCGCCTGGTCCACCTGTTCCCGATAATATCGGGTTTAGACCTGCCTTACGCAGGTCCTCTACTTCCCATTGATGAGCCTGCTTTGCTGCGCGCCTTTGAAAGCTCATCGACTGCCTGGCGGATCCCCTTCCGAAGATCCCGCCCAGTGCAGACCCACCGAGCCCTATTAGGGCTGCTGTGGTTATAGGCTCTATAAAGCAGATATTTCTGCTAATTGATGTATGCATCAGAAATGATCGATCATGCCTGGCACTCCATACAACGGCATTGGCCGAGCACACCTAAGACTGAAATATACGTCTAGGATGAAGTGTGGCTCTGATGGCACCGCTATAATGCGGTCTATGGGTG